GCCGGCGTGCCTATCGTCTGCGCCGACATGCCGGAGGCCGACCGCACATTTCTTCAGATGGCCGCTGTGTTTGCCGAATGGGAAGGCCGCCGGATCTCCGAGCGCACCAAGGCAGCACTGGCCGCAGCAAAGCAGCGCGGCACCAAGCTGGGTTCTCCCTGCCCGGCAAGGGGCGGCGCTGCTACCGCCGGCATTCGCCGCGACGCCACCGCTCAGGTTGCGCCGCAGGCGATGCCGGTCATCACAGCATTGCGCAATGCAGGCCAGAGCCTGCGTGCAATAGCGTCGGCATTGAACGATGCCGGCATTCCCACCGCAATGGGCCGGCAGTGGCATGCCAGCTCAGTGCGTAACCTGATCAACGCATAGGAGGTTTCAATGCGTAGCATGATCATCGACTTTGTCGGCATGTTGTTTCTGACAACACTGCTGATCGTCTTCGGCACTAATGCCGTCACAACCGAATACAATGTGTGGGCGCTGATCGCCAAATTTGGAGGGGCATACTAATGACTGACTATGATGAAATCATCAAAGAGATGGACGAGCTTATGATGGCCGGCCATCAATTCAACCCGGAGTTCTATCAGGTCTTGGCAGCCCTTCGCGCCGCGAGGGAAGACATTGTCAGGGAGCGGCAAAAAAATGTGGACACCTTTTTCCGGGAGAGAAACATGCGGAACAAAGAGGTGACCAAGCTGACACGTCAGATGGGCATCTGGCGCGCCAAGGCCAAGCGCCTCGAAGGCAAGCGGGAGGCAAGCTAAATGGTCGGCAAGCTAACACCTGATGGGCAGCTCTCAGCCAGCCGCATCCCGGTCTTGCTGAACGCCTCGCCATACGCGACGCCTAACGAGCTGTTGCAGGAGATGCTGGATCTGGATGCCGGTGGCGAGAAGCAGCACTTGCCGCAGAATGACGCGATGTTCTGGGGCGACACGCTGGAGCCAACCATTCTGCGGGAGGCGGCCAACCGCCTCTCGCTCACTGATGTCGATGTCGATATCAACGTGCCATTCCAGCACAAGGATCTGCCACTGGCCGCGTCGCTTGATGGCAAGGCCACCGGCACCGGGCTGCTGAAGGCAGACCCGGAGCGCAATATCTACATGCCGCAGGGCGGCACGATAGAGGCATCCGGCAAGGTCGGGATACTGGAGGCCAAGGTTACATCCTCAATGCCCTCAGAACGGCCTCTGTGGAGCCGTGGGCCGCTCCAACTACAGGCACAGCTCATGTGCTACCCCGAAGCGGCTTGGGGCTGTGTGGCGACGCTGTATCAAGGCACAGCCCTGTACCTGTATCTGTACCGCCCGGACCCGGTCGTGCAGATGCAGATCCGCGACGCCGTCCTCGACTTTGAGCGCCGCAGAAAAGAGCGGGACTATTACCCGCCCTATTCTCCGGGCGATGCTGGCATCGTCTACAGCTCTGTGTCGCCGCAGGATCCACCAGTCGAGATCGACCCAGATGCTGACGCCGACGCGCAGATTGCACTGGAGCAGCTCGTCGCTGCGCAGCGCAACAAGGCGGCGGCTGAAGAGGACATCAGCGACGCCACCACTACACTGATGGAGCATATCGGCAACAAGCCGGGCGCTTATGGGCTGGTTGGCAACTCCAAGTATTTCATCAAATGGCCCAGCCGCACCTACAAGGCACAGCCTGAGAGGGTGGTGCCGGCAAAGCCTGAGCGCACGATGCGCAGCAAGACACTGACCATTAAGGAGATCGACTGATGCAGACCCTCACACCACAACAGCAGCGCGTCTATGACACCATCGCCAAGCACCAGCAGGAACAGGGCTACACGCCCACCCTGCGCACGCTAGGCGACGAGATGGGCATCAGCCAGTTCACCGTCAGGGTGCATCTCGAAAAGGTCATACAGAAAGATAGGGCTAGACGTGTCGGCACCCGTCACATAGAGTTGATGTGATCTGTTGTAGATCTTTCTCCTTGTGACCTGACCCGGTGGCTTGAAACCACCGGGTCTTTTTTTATTTCTTTTCCTTGATGCTGGACGCCAAGCCGCCGCCAAAGTAGAAGCCGACGATGCCAAGCATGATCTCGCCAAGCCACATAGACGCGGCGAAGTCTTTTGCCGCCTCGACGTTGGCCATATCAATGACGCCGTACAGAGCGCCGACCACACCGTTGGCCATAATGAACAGGAACATCGCCGTGAACATCAGCGCGATGTACCGCTGCGCCAGCTTGAATGGCTGGTAAGCCGCAAGCAGATCTGTCTTCGCCCGGCTCTTGGCCGCGATCTCTTCCTCGGTGGTCACAACCATATCATCAATCAGGCTCATGCCCTGTTGGATGACATCCTTGCTTCCGAGGATCTTTGCCAATACTGCAAACATTACTGCCATTCTCCTGTCTCTAATTGCTTGGCCATCTCATTAGCGCGCCGCCCGACCTGCTTGGCCCAGCGGCTCTCGAGCAATTCCTTGCTGGCGATCAACACGTGGCCGTCTGCCATCGCCTCGTGGTGCTTGACGAACTTGTCGTAGCGCGGCTTGCCCAGATTGAATAGCAAGCTCAACACCACCGCACGGCGCGCGTCGTTTAGATCCTTGAACCAGTCATAGGTCATCGCCTCGGACATGCAGCGGTTGATATCGTTTTGTAGCAGGTAGTCGATCTCATCGTCGCTCAGGCCGTTGTCGTCGAGATTGCGACCGACGCCGATGGTCAGCTTGCCCACCGTGTCCTTGTATGGCTTGTGGCGCACACCCTCATGATGTCGCAGCATCTTGATCAGCTTATCCATTTCGCGTCTCCATTATTATCTCGACAGCCTTCTGCCAGCTATCGGCCTCTATGTCGGGCTGCTCGAAAAAGCTCGGCTGGCGTCGCTGACTAAACTGGTTCACGCAGCAAGCCGCTTGGAAATGTACCTTGCGCTGCTCAATGGCGCAATGTGCGAGGATGTCGAAGTGCGCCAGCGTCGGCAGGTGCTTCTTTAGACGGCCCGACCCGTTCTGAAACTGATAGGCGTTGCGCCGCGCCTCCCGTGTGCGTAGGTGGCCCGACTTGACCTGCACGCGCATGAACACACTGCCGGTGCTGTCCCACGCCACAAGGTCGACGCTGTCCTGCTGCGCCGGGGACACGCGCCAGCCGAGGCCGAGGATTGCAGCCGCTGTCAGATACTCTCCCTGCAACCCGGTCGTAGTTGCGGATGTCATCAGGCGTTCTTCTCCAGATATATCCAAAGTATGAAGGCAAAAAAGCCCAACGTCAGAATAGAAAAGACGACTACCGCCGCAATCTCAAGGAATTTCCTGCGGCGCTCGGCCTGACGGTATAGCGTCTCCTGCCGCTGCTTGCGGATGCGCCCCTCGGTCGCCACAAGCTCGTCCCACGCGCTCTGGCCCATCGTGTATTGGATGTAAGTGCGGAGTTGATCGCGGTCCTGCTGCGCCTTCTTGCGCGCAGCAAACACCTGCATCGCCTCAGCCTCGGCGGATTGACCGGCGAAAAGCTTGGTGAATATAGGCGGGTTGCGCTTGAGGCGTTCTGCCTCGTCGAGATCACTGAGCGCGCCCATCCAGCGCGACAGGTCGCCCGCCATCTGCTCAATGTCGCGGCCAACAGCGAACCCGGCCTTGATCACCTTGAAGGCTGATGCCGCCGTCGCTGCGGCGGTAATAGGATCGACCATCAGCGCCTCGTCACAATGACAAGGATCGCCAGCAACAGCCCGACCTGTATCAGGTCAATCATCGGCATCGCGATCATCAGTACACCTTCCGCGTTGGCGGGGCCATCTGCGGCAGGCAGTATGCCGTCACAATTGACCCCTGTTGGTGAAGCGTCCTAGCGTACCAGACGCACTCATTCAAATCCCGAAAGGCTAGGTCGTCGCTGACCTTGCGCTTGTCCTCGCCAGTGCCGAGGAAAACATAAAGGACAAAGACCGGGACAAGCTCCACATCAGTCGCGCCCGGTCCACTTGCGGACGGTCTCGGTCTCCCATATGCGGATGATGACCCAGATGCCTGTGACGACCGCCACAGCATCCGGTGCCATACCTACCCACGCAGCGAATGTCCCGCTGCCAGCGGCTACGTCGATCAGGACTTTCTGTTCCTCTGGCATCAGTCAGCATCCTCAATGGTCAGCGTACCGGCTGCGACCTGTCGCATGATTTCGTCGTAGTGGCGGTTGGCTGGGTCTAGGGGAACGGACATCTCTGTACCGTCAATGGTTGCTATGATGCCAGCCTGATTGCCATCTAAATCATTATGGTATTGTGCGTTTGTAATTGCCATTTCATTCATAATTATAACTCCGCATCACCTGCAAGACCAACAACCGCCGCCGCTTCAAACGCTGTTGTGGTATCAATAATATGACCCAAAGATTTACCGTCTGGGCTTAATGTAAATCCGCCAGTATTTGTAGTTGCTGTATAAGTAGGAGTTGCTCTCATCTCTACTGGATGGAAAATCTGACCAAATGTATAAGCATTGGCATATTCATTTCCATACAGATTGCCGTCAAACTTAAAGTAATACCTCTGACATTTAGCCAAAGTCTCGCCATAGCTTTCTGAGTGCTCAAACGGCGTGGCCTGTTCGCCGACCTCAAGCTGGACAAGCGCAATATCCACATTAATGCTTGGCCCAGCACTGAGGCTGCGAATGAAAGCCGCTGAAAGGTAGTTGCCAGCGCCAATGGTCTTGCCGGAAATAGACGGGCAGCTAAGCGTAAACTCAAACCGCTGCCACGATGTCGTGATGTCATAGCTTTGCGTTCCGAAAGCTACGTCACTGCTGCCACCAGAACCAAACGATTGCGTCATCTCAATGGTAGATGTGTGGGCGGCACTCGCCTTCGCATAAAAGCTAAGTGTTATGGATTGACCGGAACCTGTATAAACATCCTCAATGCGTGTTTCCAGCACACGGTTGGCAGTCGCTGCACCAAACGCAAAGCGCAGGTAGTTTTTAGGTGAGCCGGGAACATCTGTTTGTCCAGCGGTGAATGTCTGCTGTGAAATGGTGTCGGCTGCATTGGCTTGTG